CTAGAAACTAACCCTGACATTATTGAAGGTAATGATTTTGCTAGGGTTGGACTAATAAAAAATCCCACCGTATACGGTAGTAGTACAGAATTACTAGACACCGCAATGGTTAGTGGATTAAAAGCTTTGAAACTTGGTGGTATTACTACAGCAACAACATATGCTGTAGATTCTGAAATTACCCAGACAGTTGGTGTTGGATCAACTGCGATTGGATATGTGGCATCTTGGGATAAAGTAACTGGAGTGTTGAAATACTATCAACCAATGGGTCTTGCTTCTAGTGCAACTGGATATAAGATTATTCCATTTACATCAACACCACAAGCAGGATATGGAGTAACTATTAACGGATCTTCAGTTACGGGTTCACTTCTCTCTGTTGATACTAACTATAATGGTGTTAGTACCTCAATAAATAATAAGACGTACCAACTTGGAATGAGTTTCAGTTCTGGTATCTCTTCGGCTGAGTTTAATACTAAGTCAGGTGAAATAATCTACATTGATAATAGAACCGCTATTCCTCGTTCTGCAAGTCAGAAGGAAGACATCAAGATAGTACTGGAGTTTTAAAAGAAAATGCCACAAAATACTAACTTAAATTCATCTCCGTACTTTGATGACTTTAATGAGTTAAAAAATTATCAGAGGGTACTATTCAAGCCAGGTTTACCTGTCCAGTCTAGAGAACTTACTACCTTGCAATCTATATTGCAAAATCAGGTAGAAAAGTTTGGTAAGCATTTCTTTAAAGAAGGATCAGTTGTCATCCCAGGCCAAGTTGCCTATGATCCTGAGTACACTTGTGTACAAATCGATGATAGTCACTTAGGTATTCCAGTTTCTCTATACTTGGAGAATCTTGTAGGTAAGAAAATTAAAGGTGAAACTAGTGGTGTAACTGCTAAAGTAGAACAGTATATTGATAATAGAACATCAACAAAAGGCGCATATACTCTTTACGTTAAATATCAAAGTTCAAGTGATACAGATTTCTCTAGGAAATCTTTTGCAGATGGTGAGAATCTCCTCTTAGAGGAAGATATGAACTATTCTCTTTCTAGTATTAGAAAGGGTGCTAGTTTTGCTACAACTATTATTTCCACTTCAACTGCAACTGGTTCTGCAGCAAAGATTGCCAATGGTGTATATTTCATCAGAGGATTCTTTGTAACTGTTGATGATCAGACAGTTATTTTGGATCAGTATACCAATACTCCATCTTATAGAATTGGATTACTGATTAAAGAAGAATTAGTAACTGCATCTTCAAGTGATGAAGATCTTTACGATAATGCAAGAGGATTCTCTAACTTTGCTGCGCCTGGTGCTGATAGACTTAAACTATCCACAACTTTAATTAAGAAGTCTCTAACAGACTTAAATGATGAGAATTTCATAGAATTAATGAGAGTTGTAGACGGTGTTCTACAGAAATTCATTAAAGCTGGATCAGATAACTATAATTTAATTCGTGATGAGTTAGCAAGAAGAACTTATGACGAATCTGGACATTATTACATTAAACCATTCCCAATTGTTTCTAAGGAGTGTTTGAATAATAGGATTGGAAATGATGGTTCTTATTATTCGACTCAACTAACTCAACAGGGAAATACCCCATCAGACGACTTAATGTGTCTGTCTATTGGGCCTGGAAAGGCATATGTTCGTGGTTATGAAATAGAAACTCTTAATACCACAACTGTTGATGTTCCTAAACCAAGGACTACTAAATTAATTGAAAATGAATCTTTACCATTTAGTGTTGGTAGACAGGTAGAACTTAATAATGTTTATGGTTCTCCTCCTATTGGAATTAGTACAGATTCTTATGTAAAATTATTCAATAAGAGAACTTCAACTGTTGGTACTGAAAATGGTACTCAAGTTGGTGTTGCTAGAGTTTACGACCTCAAGTTGAAGAATGTGGGTTATGCTGATTCTTCTACAGTATTTGAATCATCTTTATATGATATTCAAACATTTACATATCTTCAGTTAAACACTGGAACATATGTTAATCTTCCAGCATATGTTGAAGGCAGGAATAGTAATGCAGTAGGTTATGCCTATACATCTGCTAATAATTCAACACAATTGACTTTGTATCAAGTTTCTGGTTCATTCCAGAAAGGTGAAGAGATCTATATCAATGGTAAATCTATTTCTAGAAGTATTACGGAAGTAGAAGACTATGGAATGGAAGATGTTAAACAGATAGTAGGAAATGATCCAACAAACTATAAATTTACTGCAGATCCTATCCTAAATCTTGGACATTTACTTGCTCCACAATCTACTCAATATACAGTTAGTGCTAAATCTGGTGCGGCATCAACTATAACATCTCCAAGTGCCAACTTTGCTAATGCTGGTATTAAGACAGGAGATATCATCAGTTATAGTATTTCTGGTAACTCTGTACCAACTTACAGTAGTGTCACTGCTACAACTTCAACATCAATAAGTCTTGAAGCTACTGTTGACGTTGAAAATGTTTGTTCTGGTGCTCTTCCAAGTGCTGATGTATCAGTTAATGATCTGTATAAGGTTACTTTGGAAGTAAAGAATAATGCCAAGGCATACTTATTCAGCGATTTAACTTACAATAATGTTGCTTCTGTTGATCTAAATGGTGCTGATATTGTATTCAAGAAATCATACAACATCACAGTTGCAAGTAATGCTTACAGTGGAACGTTAGAAACGGATGCTGATTTAACTTTAGAACCATTTGATGAAGAAGATTATACTGTAACATATAAGACTACTGGTAAAGTAGAGAATCTAACTAATCAAAAACTTACAGTTAGTGGTAGAACAATTACTCTATCTGGATTGGATACTGCCTCAGGTGCTGCTGTATTGACAGTTACTTGGAAGAAGGTAAATGTAAAACCAAAAACCAAGGTATTCAAAAGAGCAACAACATATACAATTAATAAATCAAATAATACCCAGTCTGGCACTGGATTATTGAAAAATGATGATGGATTAACTTATGACACAACTTACGGTAATAGAGTTCAGGATAATAGAATATCTCTTGGTGCTTGTGACGTTGCTTATGTTCTTGCAGTATTGGAATCTTCAACTACTGCTGATCCACAATTTCCAATCCTACAGTTAACTGGATTAAACTCTAATATTTTAAATGCATTACAGGGTGAAACTATAGTTGGAAAGAAATCTGGTGCATCTGCTATATTTGTAGATACAAATGGATCTGATGAAGTTAGTTTTGTATCTCAGAACGAAAATTCATTTGAAATAGGAGAAGAGGTTCTATTTGAAGACACTAATGTTCAAGGAACCGTTCAAACATTTATTCCAGGCGATAGAGATATTAGGAATAATTTTGAGTTTGATCCTGGCCAAAGATTAGATTATGTTGATTTCTCTGCTCTTCAAAGAAAAGAAGGAACAGAAGCTCCTACTAGGAGACTAACAGTTGTTTATAATCACTATGTAATTGATGCATCAGACCCAGGCGATTTCGTAACTGTTAACTCATATGATTCTGATTTATACTCAGATTCACTTCCTTTTATTGGTGGAAGATATGGTTCTGATATTATTGACCTAAGACCAAGAGTTACCACAACAGTTCCTGGCAGGTCTCCTTGGGAGTTTGAGGCAAGACAATTTGTTCCAGGCACATCATCATCTTCACATGTGTTGGCGAAGGACAAATCATTCAATCTTTCATATAATTACTATCTTGGTAGAATTGATAAACTATTCTTGAGTAAAGAGGGTATCTTTACTCTATCTCAAGGTGTTCCATCTGATTGGCCAAAACTACCAAATACTATTGATAATGCATTAGAAGTTGCTACTATACATCTTCCTCCATATCTTTATGATACTAGAGAAGTCAATATGACTTTTGCTAAGCATAAGAGATATAGGATGAAGGATATCAACCAGATTGAAAATAGGTTGAAGAACGTAGAATATTATACTTCACTTTCACTTTTAGAAGTGGAAACTAGTGGAATGAATCTTAAAGATCCACAAACTAATCTTGACAGATTTAAGTCTGGATTCTTTGTAGATAACTTTAAGTCAGTAAGTTCTGGTGATGTAACTAATCGACAGTATAAGGCTTCTATTGATCCTGTTGATGGTAGATTACGTCCACAACATTATACAACTTCTATTGACCTACTACTTGGATCTGAAGCGATTGTTGGTGCTGCAACATCATCTAATCCATCTGCAGATTATAGATTTGCAGAAGATCTTGGTGATAAGAATGTCAAGAGAATAGGTGACGTTGTATGTTTAAATTACAGCGATGTAATTTATCTTGAGAATAAATTTGCAACAAGAATTGAAAATGTAAACCCATTTGCTGTTGTTAACTGGATTGGTCAAGTTGAACTGAATCCTGCTACAGATACATGGATTGAAACTAGAAGAACCTCTGCAACATATGACATTGAGGGTAGTTATAACTCTACAATGGGTGTTACTGGTGCAGATAGTAATACTGGACTTTCACCAGTAGATTGGGGTGCATGGGAGACAACATGGACTGGACAAAGTTCTACAATGGGCCCATCACTTTACAGTCAGACAAAAACAACTCTTACTGGTACATCAACAGTACGTGGTAAGTATGTTTGTGGAAAGGGTATTCCTATTACTACAACAAAGAATTATCAAGACGCTAAGACTGATTTTAGGGAACAAACAACTACAACTACAACTAACCAAACTAGACAAGGTATTCAGTTTAGAGTTGGAGAAAGATTTGATACTACAAGTCTTGGAGATAAGGTAGTTAATACAGAAGTTATCGCTACAATGCGATCAAGGAATATTGAGTTTGTTACTAGGAGACTTAAGCCTAATACAAGACTCTATCCATTCTTTGATAACATTGATATGGCGAAGTATGTTGTACCTAAACTTGTAGAAATTACAATGGTTAGTGGTACATTTGGTGCTGGTGAAGTTGTCGAAGGTAGTCGTCCAAATTCAAATACTGATGCAATTAGATTCAGGTTAGCAAATCAGAATCATAAGTATGGGCCATATAATAATCCAGATCAGGTTTATAAACAGAACCCATATGAACCATCATCAAGTATTTCTTCCACATATTCATCAACAACTTCATTATTAAATGTTGATACTGCATCTTTAGAACTTCAGTCTGCATCTGGATTCTATGGATACATAGCGACTGGTATGAAACTTGTTGGACAATCTAGTGGCGCTATTGCTACTGTATCTGCAATTAGACTTATTACAGATAAGTCAGGAACACTTATTGGATCTCTTTTCTTACCTGATCCTACTATTCCTTCTGCTCCTACATTTAATACTGGTACTAAAACATTCACATTATCAACCAGTCTTGTTAACTCCACTATTTCTGGATTTACCGATAGTTCTGGTGAAGCTAACTTCACTGCATCTGGTACATTACAGACTGTAGAGGCATCTACATTACGGATGAGAAATGCTGATGTTCAAAGAATTCCTTCATCTGAAGATAGAACCCTTACAGATACAAGTAAGAGACTAACTGTAGGAACTACTTTCTCTAATAGATCTACAACTCAAACAAGATGGGTTGACCCTCTTGCACAATCTTTTGAAATACCAGATATTAATGGCGTATTCCTTACTAAGTGTGACGTTTACTTCAAGGCAAAAGACACAAATGAGTTGCCTGTTACTTTACAAGTAAGAACACTACAAACTGGTTTACCTACTCAAGAAATTCTACCATTTGGTGAGTGTATTCTTGATCCAGATCAGGTTGTTTTATCAGAAGATGGATCTAAGGCAACAACCTTTACATTCCCTGCTCCCGTTTATTGTGAGGGTGGTGGTGAATATTGTTTAGTTCTTCTATCTGCATCTAATGAATACTACGTCTTTATCTCCAGAATGGGTGAAGAAGATGTAACAACAGTCAACTCTGCAGATTCAGAGAAGATAATTGTTTCGTCTCAGCCACTACTTGGTTCACTATTTAAGTCACAGAACGGTGCTACATGGGATCCAAGTCAGTTAGAAGACCTTAAGTTTAATCTATACAGGGCAGACTTTACTTCTGAAGAAGGTAGAGTTAATTTCTATAACCCAGATTTGGATATTGGAAACAGGCAGATTGTATCTCTTGCTCCAAACCCATTAGATCTTCTTTCTTATACTGCCGTTGTTGGACTTGGAAAGAGTCTTTCATCTGCAGAACAGGCAGGACTTACTGAAGGTACAACAATTTATCAACAGAATAATCCAAACTTCAAGGCAAACTTGAATAAAGTTCTTGGTGCAATTGGTATCGGAAGTGCTTTGAGTATAACAAATGCTGGTACTGGATTTGCTGCAACATCTGTTGTTTACTCTGGTGTTCCTGTTATATCTGAGTATGGTAGAGGAACTGGTGCTACAGTTGATCTTCACGTTAATAACCGAGTTGCTGTTGCTGCAACAGTTGCTATTGGTGGAACTGGATACTCTGCTGGTGATGTCTTGACTGTTAGTGCAACTAATACTGGTGGATTTGGTAAAGATTTACGTCTTTCAATTCCAAATAATGTTGGTATTATAAGTGCATTTAATACTTTAGTTCTTGATAATATTCAAGGCAAACCTAAAGTTGATTCCTCATCTGCTGTTGTTTATGTTGGTGGTAGTGGAACTAGTATTGTAAATGGTGGTTCTATTGCATATCTAAACAACGTATCAGATGGATTACATTTCCGAGTAAGACATCAAAATCATGGTATGTATTCCGAGAAAGATCTAGTAACACTTTCTGGAGTAGAAGCTGATGTTAAACCAGAAAAACTTACAAATTCAGTTGATTCTTCTAGTACAGAAGACATGACTGTAACTGCTGTTGGTATCTTTACTTCTTTTGAAAATGTACCAGTAAGTAGTTCTAATCCAGGCTACATTAAGATTGGACAAGAAATTATCAAATATACTGGTGTAACAACCACAACATCCACAATTAATAACATTACTAGGGCCCTTGATGATACAAAGGCTGGAGATTATAATGTTAATGATAAGATCTTTAAATATGAGTTAAATGGAGTATCTTTAAGGAGAATTAACACTAGTCATAAATTCAGTGATAGTGATCTCAGTAAGTATCCAATTGATGTTGATCATTACTGGATTAAGGTTGGAATATCCAGTCGTGGATTAGACAGGGCAACTGGAAATGCAAGTGGATTCCCAGAATTGTTCTTCAATGAAACCAAGTCTGGTGGTAGTTACGATCAACAGTATGTACAAGTTGGTGTTCCTTTTGGCCCAATGGCGACTCAGAACATCCCATTCAATATTGTTAGACCTAATGTTGCTACCCTTCTTCCAGAAGGAACTAACATTGAAGGAAAGATAAGAACATTTAGTGGTAATAGTCCAGATGGAACTGCTACTGCATTTATCGATCAGGGATTTGAAGCAATATCATTAAACAGTAATAACCTTTTGAGTTCTCCAAGAATTATTGCTTCTAAACAGAATGAATTAGATAAGTTAGTTGATTATGAAGGAAGAAAATCATTCAATCTACAAACATTAATGAGTACTGAGGACTCTAAAGTAAGTCCAATGATTGATTTGGATAGAGTTAACATGATTACTATCATGGATAGAATCAATAATAAGATTACTGATTATGCCACAGATCGTAGAGTTAATTCTTTAAATTCCGATCCAAGTGCTGCAATTTATCTCTCTAAGGTTGTAAATCTTGAGAAGTCTGCAGATGGACTAAAAGTTATGTTTGATGCATATAGACATGCAACAAATGATATCAGAGTTCTTTATAGAATATTCAGAATAGATGCTCCACCACAGTACCAATTATTTGAACTATTCCCTGGCTTTGATAACTTAGATTCTAATGGTAATCCTATAGATGTTGCTAAGAATAATGGTAAACCTGATAGAAGAATTCTTTCTTCGGCAACTAATACTGATTACAAAGAATATGAGTTTAATGCCAAGAACCTACCACAATTTAATGGATTCCAGATTAAGATTGTAATGAGTGGAACTAACTTCGCACATGTTCCTAAGATCAGGGATCTAAGAGCGATTGCATCTATCTAATGAATAAGGTAAAGGTAAAGGATAGCGGATCTCTTTATAGAGATGAGGAGTCAGGTGCTATTTTAAATTGTTCTGATTCTGAGTATAACGCATACTTAGATCTTAAAAATAAGAGACTCAATGAGATTCAAGATCTTGAGTCTCAGAAGAAGGACATTGATAATTTAAAGAATGAGATTAATGAAGTTAAAGACCTCTTGAAACAGGTCTTGACCAAATTGTGATAAATAACTAAAATCCCCCTTTTGACAGATGACGGCAAGGAACATCAATTTGGTTCTCGATCAAGGTGTAGATTTTGAAGCAACATTCACGGTTAAAAACGAGAATTCGTCTGCTTTAAACTTAACTGGTTACACTGGAGAAGCTAAACTAAGAAAACATCCTGCTGCCACAAAATATAATGCTTTTATCGTAACTTTTCCCAATAGGGTTAATGGTCAGATAAAAGTCGCTATGGCTAGTACAATTACAGATGCCATAGAAGGTGGAAGATATGTGTATGATTTGGTTTTAACATCGCCTAATGCGTATAAAACTAGACCAATACAAGGAAATGTTCTTGTAATCCCAGGCGTAACGTAATGGCAGATTATCTAGTAACGTTAAACGATCCTGGCAATTATAGTGTCGGTGTAGATTATGAGATTCCCTCTAAGTCTATTCAATACGGTAATATCGTATTAGGTAAAACTCCTGCACAAGATGGTACAGAAGTTACATTTTCTTTAAATGATCAGGGTGCTCCATATACCCCTAACAATAATCAACAACTTATTGTTACTAAAAATGGTCTTTTCTTAGATCCAGCGAATGATTATAATATTTCTGGTGATAAGATTGTTTTTACAACTGCTCCAAGTCCCAGTGATGATGTAGTCGTCATTGCTCTGGCTGCAGCTGCAGATCTTACTAGAACTGTCAATTACGTAATTGATAGTGGAAGTCTGCCAATGCAAGTCGGTGATAAAGGTAAATTATCATTAGATGTAACTGGAGTTATAGAAAGTGTCACTGTTCTGTGTGATCAGACTGGTGATATAGTCTTCGATATATCAAAATGCACTTTCGCAGATTACCCTGCATTTAACAGCATAACTGCTGCTCAAAGAGTGCAACTTACAAATTCAAATAAATACTTTGATGATGTCCTAAATAATTGGACGACCACAATAGTGGCTGGTGAAATAC